CATCCTTTAGGTACGGTGGGGGCGCAACATCAGTTTCGGGAACAGGGACACCTTGTCTCTTAAACCCGTCTATGGCTGCTAAAACCCCTTGAGCGAGCGAGAAGAAATCCAATCGTTCGTCAGAGGCAACCCCCTTCGCGAAGTGTTGTGCGGCCGATGTCCTAAATCTGAGTTCTTTCGAAACAGAGGGCATCGGTAAGAGTTTCTCAGGGCGATTTACCAGTCGCTCGCGGAGAATTGGTGAGACCATACCAGAGTATTTCCCTGGTGGGGTCCAACCACAACCACCCATGTACCTTGGTAGGGTACACAGGGTCGGCACAACATCAAGTAGTGATCTAGGGACCAACGGTAAAACCCGAGGTCCGAAGACTCTTAGTACATCCATGACATTGGTGCTCCTAATAGGAGTCCATTTGTACTTGGACGTGACAGACTTGGAGGTAATAACTTTACCGCCGAATTCTGCTAAGAGACGAGATGTGAGGCACTTATCCTCAGAGACTTTGCAGCCTAAGAGAAGTAGTTTCCTCCTGTACAATTCGTGGATCTTGTAATTTGATATACAAATATCATCTCCCAAGATAACGTAATCGTCCTGTGTCGCTCCACAGTCCTTTAACAGACAGTGGTGTGAAAGTGCGAACAAAGGAAAGGAAGGTCCAAGTCCAAGGGGTTGACCCCTCTTGAACGTCTTATCCCCGTGAGGGGTGGACCACACACCTTTTACATACGCCTCCATGATCAATTGGAGAGCGGTGATTTGGTCTGCACCATTCCTTGAAGAAGGTTTGTTCATTAAAAGAACATAATCCATGACCTTCTTCTGGTAATGCCAGGGAAACAAGTTAGTCGCGTCGGAGAGATCAACTGAAAAGACAGTCTTCCCCTCGCGGATCCACGCCTGAACTTGACGGATACCTTTCTCCTGGTCAAAGGTACAATCGGCAGAGATCTTCTTAAGGTTCTCCAAAAGGAGATATTTGAGAGGATCTAAGAAAGCCTGACCAACCCGAATTGGGTTGGCCACAACACGGAGTTTTAAACCAGGCTCTTGGATAAAACCAAGAGCACCCACATAGTGGTGGTGTGATCCTCCGTCTTG